GTTTGCCGGCAGCGCGGCTTTGATTGCCTCCTTGATCGCGCCGCCGAAGTCGCCGTAGGAGCGGAACGCATCGCTCACGACCTCCTTGAACAGCTTGTCGATACCTTCGTCGATCAGCTCGCGTGGGCGATCGGACTGGGCATAGGCGGTGACGCGTTCTGCGAGAAGCTCTTGCAGGGTCTGCTGGCTCATCTTGTGACTGCTCCGTGCATTCGGTTGATTTCCCGGATGCCACTCGCTGAATGGCACCTGGTGAAATCCCGGCCTCGCTACTGGCGACAGGCCGGGGCATTGCGTCAGCGGTGTGATTGCCGGGTACGTTTCCGGCGCTGAAGCCAACAGCCGATCGAATCAGGACCGCCATCAAGGCCTACCGGCTAACGGGGCTGGCGGCACACCAGCGCACTCCGTGACCGATATTCTCTCGTCGGTCAAAGCGCCCGGCTCCGTAGCGGCCGGGTAGGCTGTCGCGCGGCGACGGTCAGTTACTTCCACATGTCGATGCCCTCCGTTGCTCGCTCACTGGGCAGGCAATGGCCACCTATCGAATCTGGGTGAATCTCCCTTCTGCCGCTGGGATTCGCGGGGCGCATTGCATGCCGGGTCGTTCGCGCGGTTCGAGCGTTTCGCTCTCGATCAGCCGTGCAGGGTGTTCCTGCCGTGGGCGGGCTATCTGACCCGTCTGATCGCCGGTCGCCGGTAGAGGCAATGCGGTCTGTTGGTATTTCTGTGTTGCGCTGGCTTGTTAAAGAGCAGTGAGGCTTGAGGGCCTCCCGAGGGGCTGTGTAGCGCCTCGATGGAATGAACGATAAGCCAATGCCTAATTATTGTAAATAGGTAATGCCTAACTTTTTTCATTTGTGCCTAATCAGCTATCCGGGCTTGCATCGTTCGATGGCTCGGGTAAGCTCTGCCTAATACTGGATGGATGTACAGTTAACGGAGGAAGGTATGGCCAAGCAGAAGAAGTCGACCCCGCAAGCGCGCCAAGAGATGACCGCACTTGAGCGCCTGGGCCTGCGGGTATCGTCGATGATCAATCATCCGATCGCTCAGTCGCAGCGCTGGGTGACTATCCATCGCCTGGACACGGATGGAGACATGGAGTGGGAGGAGGTGATGGGGCTGCTGGCCGAAACGCCGGAATTGGACCTGACGTTTAACGACGATGAGAGCGTGACGGTTCGGTGGGAGGAGCAGAACGCCGAGGATCGTGACGACCTGGTCGTGGAGCGGGATTGGGAGGAGAGGGTAGAGGAGGAGGCGCCTTTCTGACGGGCATGAAAAAGCCCGCCGAGGCGGGCTTATCGCTAATTGTTGTCGCGCCAATCTTTTCCTAATCGAGCAAGATAGCGCATCGCCGATCTGTCCTTTGCCTTGGTGTGTGCGTCTGGCCAGAACAGGGCAAGAATTAAAAAGCGATTTTCGTACAGCTCCCCAGGAACGTATATCAGTGCAGCATCATCGCCGGGGCGTCCGAACTTGCAGACCCGGTCGTGCTGTGGAACGCCTTTGGGGAAGGAGTTTGGTGGAATTCTGATATGGATGTGCATTAGGCATGCTTGGAGTGCCAGGGGAGGCTGGGTATACGGAACGTCGCGGCCAAAGATAGATGGAATGACCTGTCGATTGGAGGCCATGTAGCGCTCAAATTCGCCTCGTAACACTCCGGATAGGCCGGGATGCCGCTGATCGATGGGAGAGAAAAACTCACCAAACGTCCCTGGATGGAAAGAAACCTCTACCGTCATCGATTGCCTTAGGCCAATAGGCCGAGTCTGCGCGTCGTATGATCAGCCAAATCTCGAAGGCCGCTACGCGTCAGATCGCTCTGGAATTCTTCGGGTTTTACGAAGAATTGCTGATAAATACTGTCAATCATCGTCATTCGCGTGCGGACCTTGGCAACCGCCCTGCGTAGGCCGATATGGTCGCTCTGCAGTGCAGTCGGCACTTCAGCGTTGCGAAGATTTTCCTCAAGCTGCTTAACAGCCTGTAGCAGTTCCATATTTTTCAAATACTTAGTGTCGTCAAGGTGATTCGCATTGACGACTGCAGCTACGCTTTGAGAGTAAATCGAGTCAAGATCAGTCCATCCCTGTGTTAGCTCAGCGATCACACCACGTAGGTTCGAAAGGCTGGCTGGGTTGGCACAGGACTCGCGTACCGCGGTTGAGCCTTCTTGATGCGAGATGGTTGAGTAGTCACCTACCAAGGCGAGAGCGGCGACTATAAGGGCCGGTGCTGCCGCTTTGATTGACATGAAAACCTCCATATTGATAACTCGATGGCGAAATTCGCCAGATCGGACCGCGATTATCGGCCTCGGACAGAAATAGTCAATCTATGCCGCACCACGAAATCGTAAAACCGATAAACGTGGCGCGCAGGATCAATATAGTAGAGACGAGCGACAGGGGCTTAGGTTCAGACGCAATTCAGAGCGTCGCCAAACCCTCAAACCAGGTGCGCATTCCACACCAGCAGCACCCTGGCCTGGATGTAGGTCATGTCCCGGCGGATCAGCCGATCCTTGTGTCGCGGGTTGTCCGAAATCATCTCGTAGTGCTCCTCATCAGCCACCTGCAGGCGCTTGATGTAGAGCAGGTCATCCCAGACGAAGAGGTACACCCCATCGCCCACGAAGTCGCGGACGTTGATGTTCACGATCAGCGGGTCGCGGTGCTTGATGGTGGGCTCCATGGACTGGCCCCATCCGGTGACGACCTTCAGGTGGTAGTGCTCCTCGAACTCGACCCCCAGCTCGCGTAGATGGCTCGGACTGACGCGAATATCCTTGAGCATCTCCGGGTAATCGTGCGGAATCTGGCCTCCGCCCATGGCTGCGCGGATGTCGTAGTGAGCGATCCTAACCTCATCACCGACCAGGCCAGGCCGAGAGAAGTCTGCGGTAATCACATTTCCCTCATCAGTCGCTTCGGCGGCTGCAATCAACTGCGCGCGCGCTGTATCCGACAAGTTCTTGCCTTGCTTGGCGAGCATGGCGCGAACCATTTCGGCAGCTGAGGCCGGCGCCGGCTCGGCGACAGGCTCCGAAGTGACCTCCGGGAGGCTCTCGTAAGAGAAGCCAGGCCGAAGCCCCCAGTGCTCGGGGCCCACCACGTCAGAAAAATAAACGATCACATCCATCAGCTTGGACTTGTCAATCCGGCCGTTTTTCACCCAGCCCTGCACCGACGGAGGCTTCACCTGGAAGTCGTCTGCGAGTTGTTTCTTCGATACGCCCTTGGCGATCCGCGCGGCATCAATGGCTGCGCCTAATTCTGGTCCGGTAAGCATTGCCTAATTAGGCCTATGGCTAGAGCGATTAGGCAATGGCTTGTGCGAGATAAGGTAATGCCTTATATTCATCGGTAAATCTCCAGGAGAGAACTCATGAAATCAGCAGAAGCAGCCAAAGAAGCATCCCGCGTGCTGGGCAGCCAGGCGGAATTGGCGCGCCGGCTGAGTGTTGCGGCACCAACCGTCAACCAATGGTGTTCAGGAGAGCGCACGGTCCCAGCCAAGCGCGCATTACAGATTGAGGCGCTTACGAATGGCGCCGTGAATCGTGCCGACCTGTGTCCTTCGTTCCCATGGAACCAGATCGACAGCAATCCGACCCACGCGCTTTCCGCCGCTTAACCACTTTCAACCACAAAGGAACCCACCGTGTCGTACTTCGACCCCGACCACCTGCACAACAAGCCCACCAAGGTTCGCTTGGATGAGGCTGCCGACGACTTGCTTTCGGCGATGGCTCGCTTCAAGCGCACGCAAAAGGCTGTGCTCGCCAGGGAAATTTTGGAGCGCGGTCTCGACCAGATGATGCAAGAGCTTAACGCGAACACTGACGCGGCCTGAAGTGGCCGAGGAGGCCCTGTGCCAGAAAGCAAAGAGCTGGGAATCCAGCTCGACGGGAAGGGCAATTCAGATCTGGAGTTTCTTGCCAGGCAGAAGGGCTTAACCCCTGAGCAACTGGCGGCACGAATCATCAATGAGGCTCTCGACCGGATGACGAGAACAGAGCCTGGCCGAAGCAACGTTCGGTCGTTTCGCAAGGGCTTATAAGCCCCTGAGGGACTCATGAGGAACTGCCGTTGAAAGAACTATCACCCAAAACGCAGACGCAAAAAAACCGGGTGGCCGCCCGGTTTCTTGTACTGCATTCGTAACGCTTGTGTGAGGTCATCATATATGCATCAGACCATCCAAAGCAATACCGTGGCTCTCGCGCCACAAAATGCGCACCGCAATTTCGTGGCGCGCACGATGTCGTCGCTCGAAATCGCTGAACTGACCGGGAAGGCGCACAAAAACGTGCTGGCCGACATCCGGGCCATGCTCGACGAGCTGGAGTTGAGCTGGGCTGACTTTTCAGCCCAGTACAAAGACAGCACCGGGCGAAGCCTGCCGTGCTTCAACCTCGATCGTGAAATGACCGACACCCTGTTGACTGGCTACAGCGCCAAGATGCGGTTGGCCGTCATCAAGCGTTGGCGCGAACTCGAGTCACAGGTCGCCCCGGCCTTGCCCGACTTCACCAATCCGGCTGCCGCCGCGCGCGCATGGGCCGACCAGGTCGAGCAGAAGGAGGCTGCCGAGCAGGCCCGCGTCCTGCTGACCGTAGAAGTTCAGGCACAGGCCAAGAAAATCGACCACCTGGAGAACCTGTTCAAGGAAGGCATGAGCCCGGTCCAGTTCTGCAAGGGCCTCAATGGGGTCAACGTGATGCAGGTGAACGCCTTCCTCAAGTCCAGGAACTGGCTTTTCACCGAGGGAGGCGCTGGAACCCGGTACCGCGTCGGCGCCTACGCCCGCGACAAGTACATGACCGAACACCAGCAGGAGATCACCCCGCACGGGAAAGAGGCGTTCATCAGCTACACGCCGATCCTGCTGCGAAAGGGCGCCGTGCGCCTGTACGAGCTGTACCTGGCCGGCGAGCTGCCCATGAAGAAGAACTGGGACGGCCTGCACACCCACGACAAGGCCGTGCGGGGTGCGGCATGAGAAGCCGTGATCAAGATCGTCAGCGGTGGGGCGACCCCGACTTCAACAAATGGCTGGATGACGCCATATCGGATGCTGGCCATACCGTTTGGGATTCCATTCCAGACGTAGGATCGGCCTGGAATGGCTGGGATGCGTCGAAGGCGGCGCTCGGCTACTACTGCCCGGCATGCAACGGATCGGGTGAGGAATGGACTCTTTCCGACTCCACCCCAGACGCGCATTACGTCCAGGCCACATGCGGTGAATGCTCTGGCTCTGGAACCATGCAAGGGGCCTATCAGGCAGCAAAGCTGCAGCGCGACAGCTACGCCGAGCGCCTGACCGAAGCAGGCGGAAAGCTCTTGTTCATGCGGGCCGACCATGACCGACTCGAAGCGGAGAATGCTGGGCTCAAGCGCTACGCAGATCGCTATCGCTGGATTCGTCACCGCAACCTCGACTCGATCAGTCAGGGCGGAGTATTTGCTGGCCAAACCCCGCAGAACTTGGTTCTCAACGAGGAAACCCTCGACGAAGCCATCGACGCTGCTATGGCCAAGGAGCGCGGCCAATGACCGTCGACATCGCAAAAATCAAAGCGCTGGCATCTGCTTGCCCTGATCGTGACCAGGTTTCGGTCGGAACTCCTGAGCATCAGCACATCCTTGAATGGATGGGCTACGTGCTGCACACATTCGTTCACGATGAATTCATGGCACTTGCGCTGATCGAAGAGATTGAGCGCCTACAGGCCGAGAACGAGCGCTTCCGCAAGCTTCCAACCTGCTGGAGCGAGGTCATATCCCAATCGGAAGAGAATGACGAACTGCTGGATCTGGTTCTTGAGCTGAGCGCAGATGCTGATCGGTACAGGTATCTCTGCAGGAATGCGCAAATGCTCGGGATGATCGACGAAGGCGAGTCTATCGAAGAGCTCTCTTCGCTGATCGACCAAGGATTGGCTAAGGAGCGTGCCCAGTGAGCGTCCAATCCATGTCCTGGGCCTTGGAGCAGCGCGACATCGTGGACGCCACTGCGCGCTACGTGCTGCTGGTCCTGGCCAACTATGCCGACAAGAACGGCCGAGGTGCTTTTCCGTCCTCCGCCAGTATCAGCGATGACACCGGCCTCTCCATCCGCACGGTGAAGTACAAGCTCGACCACCTGCTGGAGATCGGGGTGATTCGCCTTGGGAATCAGGCCATTGCCGGTGCCTACATTGATCGTCACGACCGCCGCCCGACTGTATACGACCTGTGCGTAGAACGGGGTGCAACAGCTGCACCCGGTTCCGAACGGGGTGCAAATGGCGACGCAACGGGGTGCAGCTCACGACAGAACGGGGTGCAAACCACGACAGAACGGGGTGCAGGAGCTGCACCCAATCCATCAATAAACCATCAATTAACCATTAAAGAACCGAAGGCCTCTGTCGCTGACGCTCCAGCTGCCGCGAAGAAGGCTCCGAAGTTTGACCCGCTGACCTGCAAACCGGCCAACGTGAGCGACTCCATTTGGGCCGACTGGTGCCAGCACCGCAAGGAGATCGGCAAGCGACTGACCAAGACCTCCTGTGAGCGGCAGGCCGCCCAGCTTGCCAAGCATCCGGCGCCTGACGCCGTGATCAACCAGTCGATCAGCAACGGCTGGACCGGCCTGTTCCCGGAGAAGGTGCTGCCGGGTGCACAGCAGGGCCAGCGCCGCAACGGTCCCGACTTCGACGACACCACTTGGGCAAACGACCTGGGGGCCTTATGAGTGCACAACCAAAACTGCGCAGCGTGACGCAGATCATGGCCACCAGCCGCAACCTGCCTGCCGAGGCGCAGGCACCGGCCAAGCAGCTGGACCCAGGCACCACCGAAGTGGTCAACGCCCTGTTCAAAGAGCTGCAGGCCATCTTCCCGGCGTGGAAGCAGGCCTGGCCGGACGACGAGGCCCTGAAGGCTGCCAAGCGCAGCTGGATCAAGTCCTTCGTCGCCGCTGGCATCAATACGCTCGAGCAGATCCGCTTCGGCATCCAGAAATGCCGGGTGCTGGGTACCGACTTCGCCCCGAGCAGCGGCAAGTTCATCAAGCTGTGCCAGCCGACCCCGGAAGAAATGGGCATTCCGCCGCTTGCGCGGGCCCTGGCCGAGGCGCTGGAGAATTTCCACCCCAGCAGGGCAGGTGCACGCCACTGGACGCACGCAGCGGTGCGCCACGCGGCCCTGCAGTGTGAAGCCCAGAACCTTGGGTCAATGGAGGTGGAGCGGGCCGAGAAAGTATTCGCCCGGGCCTACGACATCACGATCCGCATGTTGGTCGCCGGCGAGCCCCTGGGCGACATCGCCACCGGCATAGGCCACGACAGCCAGAAGAGCGCTGCAGAGCTAGCCGATGAGTACGCCAGCCAGAAGCAGGCCCGCCTGCTGGAGATCCAGCAGATCCCAACCACCGCCGCAGCCTGCCGTGCGCAGCTGATGGCCAAGTTGAACATCAAGCGCGCCGGGCAGCCGGCCGGGGAGGGCGTATGAGCCTGACAGATCGCGATCTCATCGAGTTCGCAGCAATCGCCATCGGCGCGACCGCCCATGAGCCTTCATTCAAGGGCGACATTCGCAAGTTCACGGCCGTGGGGTTCAGTGGCTGGTTCAGCCCGCTGGATTTCAAGGAGCAGGCGCTGATCCTTGCCACGAAGCTGCGCCTCGACGTCGAGTTCTTGGACGGTTTCAAGCAGGTCGTCTGCCGCCGCAACGAGGACAAGGAGAACTTCGAGATGCACGGCATCGTTGGCTATGGCCAAGGCACGGACCTGCATCCGACGAGTGAGAACGTGGCCCGCGCAATCCTGATTGCCGCTGCGAACATCGGCATGCGCATGCAGGAGAAGCACTGATGGACACCAACAAGATGCGCGAGCAGTTCGAGGTGTGGGCCGCAAAGAACTACGTCGTTCCGCCAGGAATTGGCCATTTGTTCGTTCGAGCCGAGATTGGTGATGGATACCGATTGAGCAACATCAACCACGCCTGGCGCGGGTGGCAAGCCTCCCGCGAGGCCGTGGTGGTGGATCTACCGCCCAAGATCAGCGCACACAACACCACCGAAAGCGGTTTTGTTCGGCCCGAGGCGGAGCACTACGACGAGGCAATTGACGACTGCCGCGAGGCCATCGAGGCCCAGGGCCTGAAGGTCGAGGTGAAGCCATGACCGACTTCGAACTGATTTTCGTGATCCTGGTGTGCTGGGCCATGGGCATGCAACTGGGCTATGCCCTGGGCTTCCACCGCGCTTGCAACCGCCTGATCCCAGAACTCAACCAAGAGCGTGAGACTGTCGCCCGGCTTAGGCTGCTGGCGCGCATGCAGGGAGAGCAGCCATGACCATCGACAAAGACAAGCTGAAGGCGCTGGCTGAGGCTGCAACACCTGGTCGCCATTACGATCGCCTTGAATCTGCTGGCGGAGGCATCAAGTACGAGTGCGCTGGCGACGATGGCTCTCTGGTGCTCAAGGTCGACCACAAGAACAATGAGTTCGGCTTTGTGGGCGACCGCGGTGAGGCTGACGAGGCATTTTTCCTTGCATGCAGTCCTGCCGCTGTCCTGGCCCTGCTCGCGGAGATCGAGCGTCATGAAGCCTGGCGCACCGCATTCCTTGCCGAGCGCGATGCGCAGATGCGTCAGCGCGACCAGCTCAAGGCCGAGAACGAGGCGCTGCGCTCTGCTGCCTTGGCAGCTCGTGAGTTCATCATGCACGAAGCCGAGGTGCGTAGGCTGTTGGATGAGAACAACGAAGTCTCGCATCGACACCCGAGACGTCAAGCAGTCATCGCAAGCATCGATGCGGCCATGGCCACGGAGGCTAACCATGGCTGAGTTCGCCATTCGCAGCTCCCAGGACCTCAACCGGTTGTACGGCGCCCTGCACGCCATTGACCTGACCAAGCCCAAGGTGGTGGTCATCAAGGACGAGAAGCGCCCCGACGTCTGCAACAGGAAGATGTGGGCAATGCTCCGGGACGTCTCCCAGCAGGTGGAGTGGTACGGCCGCAAGCTCACCGACGAGGACTGGAAGCACATCTTCAGCGCAGCGGTGCAGAAGCAGGACGCGGTGCCGGGTATCGACGGCGGCTTCGTCGTCCTGGGCGTCTCGACTCGCAAGCAGTCGCAGAAGTGGTTCAGCGAGCTGTTCGAAGTGATGCATGCCTTCGGGGCCGAGCACGGCGTGCGCTGGACTGAGCCGGATCGGTGGGGAGGGCAGTATTGATGGATCTCAAGAAATGCGAATGCCATCGCTGCATTCAGGAGCACAAGATCGGCATGGAAGGCCCGTTCGGGTGGGTCCCGCTCTCCTCGACAAAGATGATTCTCTGCCCGGTGTGCGGCTGCAAGCGCTGCCCCCATGCGAGTGATCACGACCTGGCATGCACCGACAGCAACGAGCCCGGCCAGCCTGGGAGCGTGTACCAATGACCACCCTGAAAGCACCGAAGCCGAAAAAGTGCAAAGCACCAGGCTGCGGCAAGCCCTTCAAGCCGACCATGACCACGCAGAAGGTGTGCAGCATCGCCTGCGCCAAGGCCATGGCCAAAGACCCCAAGCTGCAGAAGATCGCGGCCAAGGCCATCACCAAGCAGGCCCGCGAGGACCTGCAGGAGCGCCGGGAGAAGCTGAAGACCCGCCGTGAGCATATGGCCGAGGCGCAGACCGCGTTCAACGCCTACATCCGCGAGCGCGACGCCGGCCTGCCGTGCATCAGTTGCGACTCAAACCCGAGCGACCACGACCTCATCACTGGCAGTCGCTGGGACGCCGGCCATTACCGGTCGGTGGGCGCCTGCCCTGAGTTGCGCTTCGAGCCACTGAACGTCCACCGCCAGTGCGTGAAGTGCAACCGCAACCTGTCGGGTAACGCGGTCGAGTACCGCATCCGGTTGGTGAAGCGCGTCGGCGCCGACCAGGTGGATTGGCTCGAAGGGCCTCATAAGCCCCAGCGCCTGACCATCGAAGATCTGCAGGCCATCAAGGCCCTGTACAGGCAGAAGCTCAAAGACCTGAGGAGGGCTGCAGCATGACGCCAGCGTGGGGGTTTTTGATTTTGGCCGCCCTCATGGTGGTGGCCGGCGTGGCGCTGTCCTGGGCCGGCGCAGTGCGCCGCAAGCGCAGCTACGAAGAATTCATTTTGAGAAAGGCCAAGCGGGCAGGGGGTGGACAGTGAACTATCAGAACGTGGTATCGGCAGTGGTCCGCGCCCTGGCGGCGGAAACGATCAACAGCGCTGGCGGTTGCGAGTTCGAGCCGAAGGTTCAGGCAGCCAAGCAGAAAGGCGAGATCGTCGGCAAGGAGGCTGCATTCCTCGTGGACTGCTGGGTATTCGGCCGGCTGCACAAGTCGCTCTCAGCTGAGCACTGGCGTGCGCTGGTGGCGAAGTACTCCACTCACGAGGATCGCAAGCACAACGCAATCCTGGAACTGATGAAGACGATCAAGTCGCCTGCACCTCAGCGCTTCCGTGAGTGCGCCATTTTGACCTGGGCAATCCCTCAGGTAGGAGGGAAGCATGAGCCGGCCGCGATCGAGATGGTGAGCAGGGAGGCCGAAGCTATCGCCAAGAACAAGGCCCTTGTGGATTCGTTCAACGAGAAAGGGTTGAGCGGCATGAGCGATGCGGTGGATCGAAAGCAGACGCTTAAGAGGTCCGCAGCTGTGCTGCCGGCTGCCTGGTACAACATCGACAACTGGGACAATGACGGCAAGCCAGAGTCGACTCGGTACCGTTGGCGCTCGTCCATCCGAAAGACGCTGGACAACCAGGTCAACGAGGCTCTCACTGCCGCTCAGGAGCTTCTCGATGCAGAGGGGTTGATAGAAAGTTGCGCGGCGTAGCAAATAGCCATTGCAATGAGTGAGAAAGTGAGAGAATATTTGCCCATCCTGTCGATCTTGCGCGTTACGGATTGACACACAGAACCCGGCCATTGCGCCGGGTTTTTTATTGCCCGAAATAGGGCCTCAAGAGGCCCTGAATTCCCAAGGACAACCAATGGCCGAACCAACAAGTACCGCCGCTGGCGTCCTGCTGGTGAAGTACGGCGTGATCATTGGCGGCTTCGCAGGAGCGATTCTCTCGCTGACCTTTCTGCGGGGCCTCACCAGGGGCCAGGCAGTCGCGGCCTTCTTCACCGGCTTCGCTTCAGCGATCTTTTGCACCCCGCTCGCCATCACTTACTTCAAGCTCGAGGCAGGCGGAGAAGCCCAATACGGCGTGGCCTTTCTGATAGGCCTTCTGGCAATGAACATCATCCCGGTGCTGAAGTCGCTGGTTGGGTCGTTCGGAGCCAAAGGAGCTACCTGATGAGCTCGACCCTGATTTCAATGCTGATCGGCGCCAATGCCTTCCTGAGCGTGCTGGTGGTGATTGCTGCGTGCGACTACCTGCGCCGGATACGCCCGATGGATTACCCATTGCTGGCTGTCGCGTTCTACCTGGTGGCCATCGGCGCGTTTGGATCGTTCGTCCTTGCCATGAGCGGCCATGTTCCCACCCTGTACGGCGTGATCCTCAAGCTGGGCATTGTCCTGTATGCGGTAGCCCGGCGCGGCCATGTGTTTCAGCCGGGGTAGGGCGCCACAAAATCGAGGTCCGCCGTTTCGTGGCGCATCAGTCAGTGCGCAACAACGGGAACAGTTCTTCGGGATTGCGTGACGCGGCGTTCATTTTGTCGCATTCAGACGCGGCGTCCGACTTGTTGGCAAAGCCGCGCTTAAGGCGCTCCTTCTCTTGGTTGTCGTAGATGTCGAAGCCGCCAGAAGTGGTGGTGGCGTAGAACCGGTTACCAATTTGGAAGGATTCACCTTCGATAGGCACAGCCGGAACGATAACGAATCTTGGTTGCATGTTTCGAGCCTCCCCAGGCAGATACCTAAGTATTAGTTCGATTGCAGAAAGCCAGCAATATGACTCATCGAGACGAATTGATGGCATACCGTGTCACCAGCGCCAGTGGTCATCAGGTTCGCGAGAGGCCAAATGGTTGACCCCCGCGCCACAAAATCGAGATGCGCTGTTTCGTGGCGCGAGGACAGGCAAATGGCATCGGTCACCGTGCGCATCTCTTGCCGCCATAAGTGGTGGCTCAAGTACTACCTGGCCGGCGTCCTCGTCATGGCCCGGCTGACTGGCCGAGAGCCATGCCCTGAGCGCTTCAGCTACTGGGTGGGGCGCGGCATCAAGATCGAGGTTCATCCTGAATGACCACCATCGCCTACAAGGATGGCGTTATCGCCTACGACTCCCGCCAGACCCGCAGTGGCTCCATCGTTTCCGATGACTGCCAAAAGCTCACCGTTGTGGATGGCGTCAGCTTCTTCCTGTCCGGTGCCGTATGCGACGAGAAGGCCCTGATTGCAGCCTACTTCGGCACGCCATCGCCGGTACCTGTCGAGTGCTCGGGCTACGTGGTGGATGGCGGCAGGTTGCAGATGGTGGGCCATGACGACAAGACTGGCGTATGGCGGCAGGACCTCGACCCGGCCAACCCTGACGCGATCGGCAGCGGCTCGGCCTATGCCCTGGCAGCAATGGACATGGGCGCAAGTGCCGAAGAGGCTGTGCGCGCCGCGATGAAGCGGGATATTTACACCGGCGGCAAGGTTCGGACTATGAGGATTGACCAGCATGGAAAGGCCAGTTCCTCCGGCTGATCTCCTTGAGCTGACCGAGCTATCGATGCTCGGAACCAGGCTTCAGCCAGCGCCCGAGGTGGGCGAATGGGTACAGGCAGCGATCCTCAGCGAGAGTGGCGAGCTGCACAACCCTGACCACGCGCACCTGATCGACGCGCCGCTACGCTTCCTGTGGGCGTCTGCCTGCTTCGAGAAGCAAGGTCGAACCGTGGTAGGCCAGGCCGAGGCTGTGATGTTTCGAACTGGCGGGTGGCAGAAGGCCAGGCAAGAGCAGCAGATGATCGACTGGTTCGGCGAGGTGCCGGGCTTCGTCATCACCCTCGCTGCGGATTACTGCTCCCAGTGCTCCGACACCGAGTTCTGCGCCCTCATCGAACATGAGCTGTACCACATTGCCCAGAAGCTCGATCAGTACGGCGCGCCCAAGTTCACCCAGGACGGGCTGCCAAGCCTGACGCTCCGTGGACACGATGTGGAGGAGTTCGTCGGAGTGGTTCGCCGTTACGGTGCAGGTCATGACGTACAGCAGCTGATCGACGCTGCAAGCCGGCCGCCTGAGGTGGCCAAGATCAACATTTCGAGGGCCTGCGGAACCTGTCTGCTCAAGTCTGCCTGACCCCTGACAGACCCACGACGGATGAAAACCTATGGCGGCCCTGAGCAACGAGGTGAAAGCCTTCATCGTTCAGGCCCTGGCCTGTTTCGATACCCCCTCGCAAGTCGCGGCAGCCGTCCGAGAAGAATTCGGCCTTGAGATTACCCGACAGAAGTGTGAGGCGCACGACCCGACCAAGCGTGCTGGGCGTGACCTGGCCAAGCGCTGGGTAACCCTTTTCGAAGACACCCGCAAGCGCTTCCGCGAGGAGACGGCTGAGATACCGATCGCCAACCGAGCGTTTCGGCTTCGTGTGCTGGGGCGGATGGCCGAGAAGGCCGAGAACATGAAGAACATGGCCCTGACGGCTCAGCTGCTGGAGCAGGCGGCCAAAGAGGTCGGTGATGTCTACGTGAACCGCCAGACCAAGAACGAGAATCCCCACGACAACGTGCCGCCCACTCGGGTGCAGGTCGACGTGGTGGATGCGAGGAAGCCTGATGCCGTCACTTAACGTGCCCCAGGCCAGCTTCCTTCGAATGGAGAACAAGTTCCGCGGCTTCGTGGCGGGGTTCGGCTCGGGCAAGACCTGGGTAGGCTGTGCTGCGCTGTGCAAGCACGTATGGGAATGGCCACGGATCGACTCCGGCTACTTCGCGCCGACGTACCCGCAGATCCGCGACATCTTCTTCCCGACCATCGAGGAGGTCGCCTTCGACTGGGGCCTGAAGGTCAAGACGAAGGAGAGCGACAAGGAGGTCGAGTTCTACAGCGGCGGCCAGTACCGCAGCACGACTATCTGCCGCTCGATGGAGAAGCCGCAGACCATCGTGGGTTTCAAGATCGGGCATGCCCTGGTCGATGAGCTCGATGTTCTGCCCGCGCTGAAGGCTGAGCACGCCTGGCGCAAGATCATTGCCCGGATGCGCTACAACGTGCCCGGGCTGAAGAACGGCGTGGATGTGACCACCACCCCCGAGGGGTTCAAGTTCGTCTACCAGCAGTTCGTGAAGCAGCTGCGCGAGAAGCCTGCGCTGCAAGGGATGTATGGCCTTGTTCAGGCCAGCACGTTCGACAACGAGTTGAACCTGCCGCCTGACTACATCCCTTCGCTGATGGAATCCTACCCAGCCCAGTTGATCCTGGCCTACCTGAACGGTCAGTTCGTCAACCTCAACGCCGGGTCGATCTACCACGCCTACGACCGGAAGCTGAATTCCTGCTTCGACACCGTAGAGCCTGGAGAGCCACTGTTCATCGGCATGGACTTCAACGTCGGCAAGATGGCGGCGATCACGCACGTCAAGCGCGCTGACGGAAAGCCTAGGGCGGTGGATGAGCTGATTGATGGCTTCGACACTCCGGACATGATCCGGCGCATCAAGGAGCGGTACTGGCGGCACAACGGCAGGGACTACGAGAAGACCTGCGAGATCAGGATCTATCCAGACGCCTCGGGCGGGTCGCGCAAGTCGGTGAATGCCAGCGAGACGGACATCGCCATCCTGCGCCAGGCCGGCTTCAGTGTGATTGCACCTGATGCCAACCCCCCGGTAAAGGACCGGATCAACGCCATGAACGCCATGTTCTGCAACGCGAATGGCGAGCGCCGCTACCTGATTAACCCGCTGCGCTGCCCGACCTACGCGGATGGCTTGGAGCAGCAGGTGTGGGCCGCCAACGGCGAGCCTGACAAGAAATCCGGTGTGGACCATGCGAACGACGCGGGCGGCTACTTCATCCACCACGACTACCCGATCAGCAGGCCGGTTACCCACGTACCCATCACGTTCACTTTCTGAGGCCATCCATGCCTAACTTCCTCCCCCGGGCAGAGTACTCGGAGGCCTTGCCCGGCTGGCAGCTGGTCAAGCGCTGCGTGGCCGGCGCCCGAGAGGTGCGCAAGCACGATGAATACCTGCCGATGCCGGACCCAGAGAACAAGTCTGCGGAGAACCTGGCGCGGTACAAGCAGTACAAGAAGCGGGCGATGTTCCTGAACATCACCGGGCGCACGCGCACTGGCCTGCTGGGAGCAGTTTTCCGCAAGACAGCCGAGCTGCAACTGCCGACTGGTGTGGAGTACCTGAAGGAGAACGCCAGCGGCGACGGCACTAGCCTGGAGCAGTTGTCGAAGGATGCGGTAGGCGAATGCCTGGACGCCGGTCGAGGCGGGTTCCTCGTGGACTTCCCTGCGGTTGAGGGCGTTTCCTCAATGGCCGACATGCAGGGCCGAGCCGCGCTGATTCACCACTACGGCGCCGAGTCGATCATCGATTGGGATGAGCAGGTGATAGACGGGGTGAAGCGCCTGGTCTACGTCTGCCTGCTCGAATGTGTGTCGGCGTTCAGCCCAGACAGCCTGGAGAGAACGACCAGCACGCAATACAGAGTGCTTCTTCTGTCCGAAGGCCGTTACTTCCAGCGCGTGTACAGCCAGGACAAAACCAACTACACCGAGTTCGCCCCTCTGGACAAGGCCGGTCGGCCATTCGACCACATCCTGTTCAGCTTCTACGGCGCGCAGAACAACGACGCCAGCATCGACAAGTCGCCACTTGAAGACCTGGCCGACGTGAACATCCTCCACTACGGCAACAGCGCCACGGTGGAAGAGAGCGGCTTCATCAGCAGCCAGCCGACGCTGTTCATCACGACCGACATCAGCGCCGATGAGTTCGCCAAGGTGAACCCGAACGGCATGCACATCGGATCGACCCGGGGCTACAACCTCGGCAAGTCCGGTGATGCGAAGCTTGTCCAGGCCAGCGAGAGCCAGCTGTCTCGCACGCTGATGAAGGACAAGGAAGAGCAGATGCTGATGATCGGCGCCCGCATCGTGCAGAAGGCGGGCGGAGCCGAGACAGCCGAGGCCGTGCGCATCCGCTACAGCTCGGACAACAGCGTGCTAGGCACCATCGCCGGCAACGTGTCCGAGGCGCTGAAACGAGCCATCCTCGATGCCGAGCGTTTCATGATGGGCGAGCCGGACGAGGCCGGGACTGTGTTCTGGCTCAACCAATCGTTCTTCGACGAGACGATGACCGCCCAAGACATCCTGGCCCAGGTCCAACTATGGCAGCAGGGCCTGATTGCGAAGTCGGACCTGCGCACGAACCTGCGCCAGGGTGGTGTGCTGGAGGCGGATCGCACCGACGAGCTGATCGACCTGGAGCGCGAGAGCGAGGCTCCGGTAACTGGCGGGGTCACGGTCGAGGCGGAGGAGTAAATGAGCGCTGACGGATATCTGGAGGATGAGGCCACCCGGCACGCCATCTACGTCCAGCTCTATGCGGCGCACAACGCCGAAGAGATCGCAGCATTCATCGCCCAGGCCATTGATGTTGCCAAGAGCAGGGTGACTGAAGGCCTGAGCGCATACGGCACCAGGCGCTACGAGCAGCAGATCAGGGTTCTGCAGAAGGACTTGGCCGGGATCTACACCGGGATGAAGGGCCAGATGGAGCTTGAACTTCAGTCCTTCGCCGGCGTGGAGGCCAAGTACAACATCGACCTGCTGGAGCAGGTGGTGAAGCCAAGGGTTCAGCTCAACACTCCTTCTCCGCAGATCGTCACTTCGGCGGCCAAGCTTGATCCGATGGCATTGGAGGCTCGCAAGGGCGTCCAGAAGATCAGCATCAGCGGCGCGCTGGACGAGTTCGGCACCAAGAAGGCCGCCGACATCCTCAGCGAGATCAAGATCGGTTCTGCGCTGGGCGAGACCACTCCGGCAATCGCCCGGCGCCTCAACAGCCTGCACCAGGTGCAGCGTGATCAGGCGTCAGCGCTGGTGAGAACGGCCACAAACCACATCGCCAGTACCGCCCGGGTCGAAACGCTGAAGGCGAACGACGACATTCTGCTGGGCATGCGCCGTATCGCCACGCTCGACTCAAGAACGTCGCTGTACTGCATGAGCATTGACCGGACGATTATCCCGCTTGATGGGCCACGGCCGCCATACCACTGGAACTGCCGGACTACCGTCATCCCGGTGCTCAAGCCTGAGTACGAGCGGAAGATCCCTGGCTCAACGCGGCCATCGGTTGGGCCGGACGGCACGAAGCCTGTGGCCAGTGACACCAGCTACCCCGAATGGCTGGCGCGCCAGTCAGCGGGCTTCCAGAAGGAGGTGCTTGGGCCCTCCCGGTATGCCCTGTTCAAGAAAGGCGAATTGCCTATTGAGCGATTCACGGACGCCAACGGCAAAACGCTGAATCTTCAACAGCTGCGCGAACGCGAGCCTGAGGCTTTCGAGCGGGCCGGCCTGAACTGATCCGCGCCACAAAACACAGCGCCTTGATTTTGTGGCGCGCAGTTCCAAGCCCTGGCTGAGCCGGGGCTTTTTTGTATCCGCAGGCAGGGCCTGCTCAACGTCTCTGGGAGACAGCAATGACCTTGAAATTCCAACTGGACAGCCTCGAAGGCGTCGAAGAATCGGTAGCAGCCCTGTACGTCGAGAAGGACGGCAAGTTTGTCCTGGGTATCGAGGGCCTGCCGCAGCAGGAGGACGTCACCGGGCTGAAGGCCAAGGTGGAAGAGCTCCTGGGCGAGAAGAAGGCCGCCGAGAAGGCCCGTCGCGAGGCCGAAGACAAGGCCCGTGCCGAGGCTGAAGAAGCCGCTCGCAAGTCCGGCAACGTCGAGGAGCTGGAGAGATCCTGGTCCGAGAAGTACGCCCGCCGCGAGGCGGAGCTGACCGGCCAACTCGAAAGCACCAACAGCACCCTGCAAGGACAGATCCGGGATCTGACCGTGGGCCGCACCGCGACCGAGATCGCTACCACCCTGGCTGTTCCAGGCAGCGCCAAGGCATTGCTTCCCCATATCGAACGCCGGCTGAGCGTCGAGCAGCGCGACGGTAAACCCACCGTTGTCGTGCTGGATGCCGCCGGCAAACTCTCCGCAGCAACGCTGGACGAGCTGAAAGCAGAATTTACCAACGATCCGGCCTTTGGCCCGCTGATCGCTGGCAGCAAGGCATCTGGCGGCGGGGCCGGGGGTGCAGGCAAGGGCGGCGGGGCCGCAAAAGGCAATTTCGGCGGTAACAAAGCGGAACGCACGGCGGCAATCGCCAGCCGGTTCCCAGACCTCCCTCAATCGTAAGGAAAACACCTATGTCCCTGTCGCAAATGCAGGTTTTCAACGAGTACATCATGCCGGCGACCATCGAGACGCTGGATCAGATGCTCGTTGCGTTCAACGCCGCCAGCCGCGGCGCCATCGTACTGTCCCCGGACGGCTTCACCGGCGACTTCCTGCAGGAGTCGTTCTTCCAGACCCTGGCAGCCGCCCAGCGCCGCGTTGATCGCTACGCCGCCAACGGCGCCGCGCCGATCACCGACCTGACCGAGCTGAAAAACACTTCGGTGAAGGTTGCTGGTGGCTTCGGTCCGATCCGCTACGAACCTTCGCAGATGACCTGGCTGGAGCGCCCGACCGCCCAAGGCATTGAGGTAGCGTCCCGCGCGTTCGCCGAGATCCTGCTGAAGGACCAGCTGAACACCGCCATCGCCGCCCTGGTCGCTGCGATCACTGCCCAGGCTGCCGCCGTGAACGATGTGTCGGCCACCGCCGGTATCACCTATGCCGGTCTGAACAACGCCCACGCGAAGTTCGGCGATGCTAGTCAGAACCTGATCACCCAGGTTATGCAAGGCACCACCTACCACAAGCTGATCGGTCAGAACCTGGCCAACCAGCAGCAGCTGTTCCAGGCGGGCAATGTCCGCGTGATCGACATTCTCGGCAAGGTGTCGGTGGTTACCGATGCTCCTGCCCTGATGCAGGCTGGTGTGGATCCTGCGCCGGACAAGGAAATCATCCTGTCCCTGGTCCAGGGTGCGGCTCTGGTGCACGACGGTCGCGACATCATCAGCAACGTCCAGACCACCAACGGTAAGGAGCGGATCGAAACCACGCTGCAGACCGACTACACCTTCGGCCTGGGTCTCAAGGGCTACACCTGGGATGTAACCGCCGGCGGCAAGTCCCCGACCGATGCCGAACTGGCCACCGGTACCAACTGGGACAAGACCGCCACCAGCATCAAGCACACTGCCGGTGTGGCTCTGATCGGTGACGCCTCCAAGTAACCCTTATGGTGGGCTGGGCCTGGGGCCTGGCCCGCTGAGGACGTGAGCATGAGTAAGAACAACATCTGGTACCTGGCTGGCCCGTTCCACCAGTACCAGGAAGATGTGAAGGCCCTCGCCAAAGAGCATGGCCTGGTCATCATTGACGCCAACGCAGCTACCAGTCGCAAGGGCGAGGCCGGCGATGTGCCGGAGGTAACCATTCGCCCTGAGCTGAAGGCCGTGGCGGTGGTTGTCGGGGCGGGCGGACTGAGTCAGGACGTTATCGACCGTCTGACTACCGAGCTGGCCTCGGTGGGCGTCATCGTCGAGTCGTTCGCATCGCAGAGCCTGGAGCGCCCTCATGGCGAACTTGGCGAGACCGCTGGCCGGCTGTTCCAAGTGCTGGATGCGGTCAATGCTGGCATCGCCGGCCTGCAGCGTGAGCGCGACGGCGAAGTGCAGAAGGTGGCAGGCCTGGAGCAGGAGAAGGCAGAACTGCTGAAGCAGAATGCCGAACTGCTCAAGCAAATCGAATCCCTCAAGGCGGCTAACTCTGACCCCGAGGTCGAGGCGCTGAAGGCCAAGCTGGATCAAGCGGGCGTCTCCTACCGAGCCAATGCTTCGAAAGAGGCGCTGCAGAAGCAGGTCGCCGAGCTCGACAAGCAGTAACCCTGGGGCTGCGGCCCCACTCATTCGTGCGGAGGCCTGATGGCTACCTACATCACCGTGGCCGACGTGGATACCATCCTTGGGGCCGGCTGGGCAGCAGCAGAGCTCAAGGAAGAGGCGGTTTTCGAGGCGAATGCCTACCTGACGTCGCTCAACCTGGTCGGCATCGACATGGAGGATATCCCTGACGATGTGAAGCAGGCAGGCGCCCGGCTGGCCAAGTGCGCGTCCCAAGGCAAGCTTTACCAGCAGCAGACCGAGGGATCGCTTGAGGCTAAGACCGTCAAGGCCGGCTCGGTAACGACCAGCAAGACCTTCGGCTCGATCGACAAGACCACCACGGCCGCGCAGCCCACCTGTGTGCAGCTGGCTCTGGCCCTGCTCACGCCTTGGCGCAGCAACCCGTTCGCCTTCGCTGTGAAGAGGGGTTAGAGATGGGCCTTCGCGACGATATCCAGGCCGACCTGGCCGAAGCCTTCGATGATGATCTGGCTGATGCGGTGTCCACCTTCACCGGATCTTATATGGGGCCGGGTGCGTGGGACCCTGTGAGCGAAACGTCCACGACCCAGCCCGTCACCTATACCGGGCGCGGCGTGCTCGACAGCTACGACAGCCGCCGCATAGATAGTGTGAACATCCTCGTGGGCGACGTACTGCTGATCTGCCTGGTAAACGAAGTCACGGACAGGCCGGCCGTCGGCCACCAAATCACTGTCGATGACCTTATCACTGGCCAGCCGGTGACATACCGAGTCATCAGCCCTGAAATCGACCCGGCCAAAGCCCACTACGAGATCCAGCTGAGGAGGCCGTAATGGCTGGATGGAGCATTCCACCTACCGTATTCGCTGATCAGATTGAAAGCGACCTGGTGAAGCAGGCGAGAATCATCGCCATGGCATTGCTCGGCGAGATCGTCCTGAGGTCTCCCGTAGACACCGGCCGGTTTCGTGGCAATACCGTGGTGAGCATCGGGTCTCAGATTCTCTCGAATAGCGACACCGTAGACAAAACTGGATCGGCGACTATCGCAGCGGGCCAAGCGGTGCTGACTGGGCTAAAGCCGTACACGGTGATCTACATCCAAAACAACCTCCCATACGCCGATAAGCTGGAGAATGGGCACTCTAAGCAGGCTCCCAATGGCGTATTTGGCCTTGCCTTCACCGGCGTGGCAGCGGCGTACTCGTCATGACCTATGAGCAGATTCGACAGGCAATAGTGGCTCGCATGGTGTCATTCACCGCAATTGACCAGGCGAGAATCCTTTATCCGAATGCCCAGATCCCTTCGACGAGCCAGGACAGCTCCGGCGCGTTTAAGCCTCCTGCTACAGGTCTTTGGTGCAGGCTTCATATCGGTCATGCGACGGCTTTCATGGCCGGCATGGCTGATCGCCCATACACCAGGAAGCCAGGAATAATCACGGTTCAGTGCTTTGCGCGGTTGCAAACTGGGATCAAGGGATTGAACGAGCTTGCCGACGCGCTGGAGGCACACTTCGCATACTGGAGCAGTGGAGACCTTGAGTGCATTGAGACCAGCCAGGTAGACGCAGGTGAGTTCGAGGGCTTCTACCAGATCAATGTGAACACCCGGTTCCACGCCGGCTGACCCTAAACACCAAGACCCACCCGCCGCGAGCGGGTTTTTTTATGCCCGCAGAACGGAGATAACCCATGAGCAGCGGCGCCCAAGTCACCAGCTACCTGATTCCCGAGGTCACCCCGGGCGTCACTCCACCAACCGGCGCTTGGGATACCCTGCGCCTGACCAGCAATACCCTGTCGCCGACCGTGAACACCCAGGTCAGCGATGAAATCACCGACTCCCGTATCAGCCAGGGCTCGGTCGTGTCCAGCGCCGACATTCAAGGCGATCTGGTAGGCGAGCTGTCCTACGGCACTTTCGATAAGCTGCTGGAGGCCGCCTTCTACGGCACCTGGACTGGTGACGTCCTGACCGTGGGTAGCACCCGCCGCACCTTCACCGTCGCGAAGAACTTCAACGACGTGAGCGTATACGCCCTGTTCAAGGGCATGCACGTTTCGGTCTTCGCCCTCGATGTCCCGTCAGACGGCAAGATCACCGCCACCTTCACTATGGCGGGCCTGGACTATGCCGACGGCGACACCAACACCGTTGCCACCATCACCCCACCGACCGCCACCCCGTTCATGTCGAACCTGAACGTGGGCAGTATCACAGTGGACGGCGTCAGCCTGGAAGGCTCGGCCTGCGTATCGGCCTTGACCGTCAACTTGGACAACAGCCTGCAGGCTCAGCGCTGCATCGGTAGCGGCAAGCTTGGCCCCGGCGCCCAGATCGCCACTGAAGCAGCGATCACCGGCACCGTCACCCTAGCCTGGTCGAACCGCGCCTGGCAGATCTGGAAAAACACCTTCAGCCGCAAGACCATTGCGGTGGCGTTCCCGATCACTGACAGCCTGGGCAACCGCTACGACCTGTCGTTCCCGGCCCTTGAGGTGGATGGCGACCTGCCAAACGGCGGCAAGCGCGACTTGATCGAGGTCACGCTGAACTACACCGTTGCCAAGCAGGCCCCGACCATTACCCGAGTGCCATTCGTACCGGTCTCCAGCGTGTCGGTGGCCCCGACCACTGCCTCGATTGCCGTAGCGGCGACCCGCCAGCTCACCGCATCTGCGCTGCCATCTGGTGCAGCCCAGAACGTCACCTGGTCCAGCTCGGCGCCGTCGATCGCCACGGTCAACTCCTCCGGCCTGGTCACCGCCGTTGCCGTTGGGTCTGCAGTCATCACCGCTACCAGCGTTTCGGACCCGACCAAGACCGCTACTTCGGCCATCACGGTCACCGCATAACCCGCATCACCTTTCGGTCGCTCCGGCAATAACGCCGGCCGGGGCGGCCTCTTTTATGGCGTGGCGTGAGGATGATTCATGGCTCTCAAATTGAAAAAGACTGACACCAGCAAGAGCGGTGAGGCGCGCTGGGAGAAGTTCGACGAAGACACCCAGGTACTGCTGATGCCGCTGGATAATCAGCAGTACCAGATCGCGCTGGAGCGTATGCGCCGTCGCCTGGATCGAAATGACGCCCAATTCGGAGAAGGCTCGGTTGGCGTGGTCGCTGGCGAGAAGTCCGAGCATGATAACCACTGCATGCTGCTGGCCCAGTTCATCCTTCAGGACTGGCAGGGCGCCCAAGACGAGGATGGAAACCCGCTGAAGTACAGCGAGGCCATCGCCACCGAAATGCTGCGCGGCGATACCGATTTCTTCGTGTTTGTCATCAAGCGAGCAGCAGCCATCGCGGCCGACAACAAAAAGGAGCAGGAAGAGATCAAGGGAAAGCAGTCGACCGCTTCAAGTGGGAGCGAGACTGGGGCTCTTCAAGCGTAAAGAAGAGCCTGATCTATCAGAAGCTGCGTATCGCGGTTCCGGAAGAGCCGGCGCAGGACGTGATCACCAGCAGCCTGCTGAATGCCTTCCGCAATGCATCCCGCGCTCGTCGATACCTGGTAGGGGCCACTGCAGTGCAGCCTTTGCGCCTTTCGGCCAGGGAAATCACCGACTGGCTGGAGGTGCACCCGCTGCCACTGCCGCGCCTGATCGTTGATGAGGTGATGTTCGCCTTGGATGAGATAGCGCTGGCCAAGGAAGCGGATGAATAGCCTACGGCTTGGATTTCTGCCTCTTTAGAAGGTCACGAGCCTTTTTAATCCTGGCCAGGATGGCTTCTGATCGACCTCCTTTGTGTACGAGTGCGGCGCTCCCATTCTTCACCATGGGCTGAGACTTGTAGTCGTTGATGATCGCCTTCCACTGCTCGCAGATTGAGATTTCGGCAGAGTAGTCCTTGACCTTTCGGCGCAGGATGGCAAGCCGCTCAAAGTAGTACGGCGCCGCACAAATGCGAGCGCCTTCAGGCTGCTTCCAGTAGTTGGCCGATTCCGCCTCACAGCAGGCCTGCATGACTTCGGGGTCGTTCTTCCCTGAGTCAGCAAGATTATACGTGGCAGTCTCGCCGACCTTGGCCTGGAGGCCGAGCGTGTCTAAGGAGAATTCTTGTCGCATGGCAGTCCTTTGTCGTGGCGATAGTAGCGTAGAGTCCGCCTTTCGGGGTTTTGGCGCTTCCTGCTGATAGTGGTAGATTGCTGGTATTTACAGGGGAGTATCTAGGTGCCGAACGAATCGCATAGCAAGGGAATGAAAGAGCTAAACCCGTGGCTGGAAAACGGCGCCATCTCCAGGGATAAGGTGCGCACCTACATCCAGTCAGAGCAGTCTGACATGACGAACAGGCTAGCTCTAGGTGAAGACTCTCACGCAATCGTCGAAAGCCAGCAGGACCGGCTGCATGGCTATCTCACGGACTGGGAAGATGCTGATCGCATGCAGTTCCATACCATCTATTCCCAGGAATACACAAAGATCCTCAATGAGTCTACCGTCGCTATCCAGGCGTCCACCAAAAAAATGGTCGACGAGCAAAATGCGCTGAAAGCAAAAGCCTATTCAGCCGTTATTGGCGCGGCTGTAGCCCTGTTTTTCATAATCATGATATTCAAGCGCTAACCAAAATAAACACCAAAGAGCCCGCCTAGTGCGGGTTTTTTTATGCCCGGAGTAAAGTATGGCTCTGAAATCTCGCCTCGAACTTGAAGTCGATGGCCGTACAGCCGAGCAGCAGGTGAATGCAGTTCGGGTCGCTCTAGATGCCCTAACTCAGGCCGGGTTACGCACCGGACCGGCTCTGGCAAGCGTCTTCAATAGCGTGTCTAGTTCGGTTAGCTCAATAAATGCTGCAGCCAACAGCATCAAAGCGGCCCAGGCAGCGCTGAATGGTCTAGGCACTGCGGGATCCAAGGCCGGGCAGTCGTTATCCGGTGCGTCTGGCGGGCTAGCTACCACTGGGGCAAATGCGGCAGCAGCAGAGGCAAGACTTGCTGCAGCTACGAGGGCTATGAACGAGCTTCAACAGTCATCATTGCGCACGACGGCGGCGTTGAATGGGGTTGGAGGGTCGGTAACGGTTACAACTCGAAATGCGGCAGGCGCCGTGGGCGGGCTGAACAGCAGCTTGGGATCACTTCGGGCTACCGCTCTGAGTTTGGCTGGCCCGCTGCTGGGTCTTTTTGGTGGCGCTCAACTGGCTAGCTCGGTCTACCAAGCCAGTGAAGCTTATTCCGCACTGACTAACCGAATGCGTTTGGTTACGGAAACCGCTAATGAGCTTAGCGTTGCTCAGTCATCTGTCTTCCAGATCGCCCAGAGTGCATATCAGCCGCTGACAGCAACAGCCGAACTGTATCAGCGGATCGCCACAAATCAGAAAGAGCTTAAACTCACTGGGGAAGGGGTGGCTGGGATTGTAGGGACGATTAGCAAGACCCTCGCGATATCCGGTGCCTCCGCTGCATCTTCAAGCGCTGCCTTAGTTCAGCTTGGACAAGCATTCGCCTCCGGAACGCTACGTGGCGAAGAGCTGAATAGCGTGATGGAGCAAGCTCCGGCACTGGCCCAGGCGATTGCTGCTGGTATGGGGAAAACTGTAGGCGAGCTACGAGCCCTCGGGGCTGCCGGCCTACTCACCGCTGAGGCTGTGGTGAAAGCCCTACAGACCCAGGAGGCTGCAGTAGAGGCACTATTCAATAAAACTGCGGTAACAATCGGGAATAGCCTAACCGCTTTCGGAAACTCATTTACTCAAATGGTCGGCAAGCTTGATCAGGCGAGTGGAACTAGCCAAGCTATCGCTGCCGACTTCCTGGTCGTGTCCAGGGCGATTGACTCCATCAACTCGACATCAGCCGAGACAGCCAAAGCACTGGAAACACTGAATGCGGTGATGGTTGGCGCAGGATCCGCCGCAGCTATTTTGTTGACGGCAAAGGTAGGACAGCTTGTGTTTGCCTTGGGGCAATCTGTTTACTCGTACTATGCAAATAGAGCCGCAGCCATGGCCTCTGCGTCGGCCACACTGGAGGCTGCAAAGGCCGATCAGGTAAAGGCTCAAACAGCAGTAATTCTGGCCGAGCGGGAAGCTATAGCAGCTAGAGGAACCGCAGCCCAAACAATCGCATCTGTAGCCGTGGCTGAAGCTAGGATGAAGGAGGCTGCAGCAACCACCGCTGTGGGAGTGGCGCAGCGCGGACTTGCCGTTGCAACCACCAGCGTTCTAGGTGTTCTTGGCGGCCCTCTGGGACTGGCGCTGACGGTGGGAACTATCGCAGCAACTTACCTGCTTATGGCGGGAAATTCTGACGACGCCACCGAGTCTCTCGACGCTCAAGGCTTGACGATTGACCAACTGGTCGAGAAGTTCAACGAGCTCGGCAAGGCTCAGCAACGCGTAAAGCTGATTGAGTGGGTCGATGAGCGTGCCGAGAAGATCAAGGAAGCCACTGAATCCCTCCAGAAGTACGCTGACGCCGAGAAGGTTATAGGCCTTGATGATGGTGTAGCAGCAAACTTCCGGGGCATGATCAAGGAGGTCCAGGCTGGCAAGCGCGACCTGGACAGCGTGACCGATTGGCTGAAGCAGACGGCTGATATCTCACCGGACGTGGAGAAGGCGCTATCCATCATTGCCGCCGAGTACGAGAAAAGCTCGCAGCGCGGCAGGGATCTCGAATCAGTACTCAGCCAGGTCGATGGCGCCAATGCCAAAGCCACGAAGAGCACTGCGGCGCTCTCTACCGCGCAAGCCGGTTCGCAAGGCCAAACCAAGGCTCAGCTGGCTGAGTGGCAAAAGTACATCGCCAAGTTGACCGAAACCCGCGACTTGCTGGGGGCCAACGAGAAGGCTGAGGCGAAGTACCGCGCCACCAAGATGGGCCTCACCGCCGAGCAGGCCAAACAGGCCGAGCTGGTCGCCGGGCAGATCGACACCCTGAAGAAGTACCAGGATGCGATCAAGGAGAACGACAAGGTCCAACAGGCTGCGCTGAAGGCTCAGTTGGTGGCGCTGTACACCCAGCAGCAGGCCGCCGAGGATGCAGCAGCGGCCGTGAAGAAGTCGCATGAGGATGCAGCCTTGGCTGCCAAAGCGAGCGCCGACGAGCAGATCAACCAAATGCAGCGGGTGATCGACAAAGCGGTCAACCTGACCAAGGGGCGCAACCTCCTTTTGGTGCCGGATCAGCCTCGGCAAAACCTTTCGGGATACGGCCTGCTGACTAATGGTGGCGCTCCTTCGTCACCGGTCTCTACGCCACGCAAGACGCCCCAGCAACTGGCAAATGAGGCCATCAGCCAGCTTAGCGAAACAACTGATCCGAACAAAAGCACCCTGAAGGATGCGAAGATTCTGGAGAATGCGGGCCAAAAGCTTCTAGATGACGCCCGCCAGCGTTACGCGGTACTCCAGCAGCAGAGCAAGGAAATTCAACTTCAAGGCAGCGGTAGCAAGGCTCTGGGCACCGAAGCCAAGAAGCTGATCGAGCTCGAAACCGAGATCGCCAACCTCAAGGAGAAAAAGACCCTCACCACCTCGCAGAAGCAGGTCCTGGCGATGGCTGAGCTGAACCTAGCCCAGCAGAAGCAGAACGCGGCGCTGGAGAAGGCGAACGAACTGACCAAGGAGCGCTTCGAGAACGAGGCCAAACTGAAGGCTTTCACTGAAAACCTGCAGTCCCAGCTTGAACTGTCCCGGGAGGGGCAGGCCACTGAGTTGGCCGGAGCTGGGCAGAGCGATCGGTTGCGCGCGCGCCTCCAGGAAGACCTGAAAATCCGCCAGGACTATCAGAAGCAACTGGACAAGCTGACCCGCGACTACAACAAGATCGACAATCCTACGGCGAGCGACACCGACCTGTACAAGGGCGAGACGGATGCTCTGCGAGCGGCCCTGGCCACGCGCATGGTCGATCAGCAGAACTACTACGCCGCGCAGGATGCAATGCGCGGGCAGTGGCTCACCGGCGTATCCGAGTCGTGGCAGAACTACGTCGATATCGCCACCAACTACAACGAGCAGGCCAGGTCGGCTGCCGAGTCGATTCTGGGTGACACCACCTCGTCGATCTCCAGCAGCATTCAGGGCCTGATCAAGGGCACTGAAAGCCTGGGCGATGCGTTCGGCAATCTTGCTGGAAACATGGCCAATTCGATGCTCACCGCATTCTCCGACATCACGGCGCGCTTCCTTGTGATGCAGGCCCTCAAGCTTGCAGGGATTGAGGCAGAGACCACTGCCACAGTGGCCGGCGAAGCGACGAAAACCACGGCCAAGCTGACCACGGACGCGGTTACCACGGCCAGCAGCCTGTCGTCGATCGGCGCTGTCCTGACCGCCAACTTAGCTGCGGCAGCTGAGACGCTGGCGTCCTGGGCCCCGGCTGCGCTCACTGCATCGATTGGTACCTTCGGTGCTGCGGCGGTCGTTGGTGGCAGCGCGCTGGTTGCGGCGTATGCCCTGCTTAAGGGCTTCTCCGAGGGCGGCTACACCGGTTCAGGCGGCAAGTACGAGCCTGCCGGCGTGGTGCACAAGGGGGAGGTTGTCTGGTCTCAGGCTGATATCCGGCGATTCGGCGGCGTGGCTGCGGTTGAGGGGCTGCGCACTGGCAACGTGAGCCCGATCAATGCGGCCAAATCATCTCCCGGCAGTAGCAGCGACGGAGTCACGCAGCAGCCTGCCGGCGCCAATGTCGTGGTCAACCTGGTGCAAGACACCAGCCGCGCTGGCACCGTCCAGCAGCGCACCAATGACGACGGCAGCACGCAGATCGACGCCTTCGTGGCCGATATCTGGGGCGGCGGCGAGCGCGCCCAGGCGCTTGAGGCGGCCTACGGTCTTTCGCGAAACCCAACCTAAGGACAGCCCATGGCCACTGAAGCCGAAGAGGCAGGCACGACTGTGCCCGACCCTGATCCCACGCCAACTGATGAGAAAGAGCTTCTGCTGCAAAGGCGCTTGGCCCGCATCGAGGAAGCGCTGGGCCTCAGCCCTCTCACCTAAAACGAACCTCAGCTGAGGAATGGCAATGATTCAATACCCGGCAGAATTGCCACTTCCTCTGCAGGAGGGGTATGGCCTGAGCACGGTTGATCCGATGCGGGCCACGCCGATGGTCACCGGCCGGTCGCGGTATCGACGGGTAACCAGCAATCCTCCAACCTCCGCTCAGTTCACATTTAACTTCAGCCAGGAAGAGGCTGCGCTGTTCGAGGGTTGGCATACCTGGGCTCTGAACCTTGGCGTCGAGTGGTTCGAGATGCCACTTCAGACCCCGCTGGGGATGCAGGTGCACCTGGTGCACTTCAAAGGTATGTATACCGGCGGTGAACTTGCTCAGATCAAGCGCTGGCGGTTCTCTGCTCGCTTGGAGTTCAAGAAACGGCCGGTCTACACCGAGGACCAGTACCTCGGCGCCTACCTGGGCATGCCGCTTGACCAGTTCAACGCCGGCCTGCAATCCATCCTTGAGAAATGGCATACGGATTACTTCGGATGAGCCTGATAGAAGAGTGCTACGCCTCGGGGCGCGGGGAGCTGGTGGATACGATCGAGGCGCGGAAAGAGGGCGGTACAGTCTCGCACTGCTACTGCTCTGGCTGGGAAGACCGGGTGTGCACCACCGAGGATGGCCGGACGCTGACCTTCGTCGCAATGGCCATGGACCTGGCCCTGCCCAAGAACGACAACAGCGCGTTCCAGAACCTGGTGCTGGGCCTGGACAACGTCACGGGCGAGGTGCAGGAGGTCGTTGAGGAAGCCAAGGCTGCCGATGACCGCTTCATCATCACCTTTCGGCGCTACCTGGCCGAAGACCTGACGTTCCCGCAAGAGCGGTACCGCATGACGCTGCTCAGCCGGGAATATGAAGACGACGTGGCCAAGCTCACCGCCGGCTTCTTCGACCTGCTCAACACCAACGGTCTGCGCACCGTGCTGACCACGACCTTGGCACCTGGCCTCAAGTACCTCTAACCATGATCGAGAAATTCATACGCGCCCCGTATCGCGAGGGTGCACGGGGGCCTATTGCCTTCGATTGCTGGGGCATGTGCCGGGCGATCCGTCACGACCTGTTCGGTCTGCCATGGCTCCCGTCCTTGGGGGCGGTTGGCAAAGACAAGATCCGCGAAAACACCAAGGCCTACCGCAGCCTGCGCAAGGCGATGGAGGAGTGCGCTCCGGAGCCCGGGGCAATTGCAGCAGTGCTGCGCGGAACAGCGCTTTTGCATGTCGGCACGGTGCTCCTCAGCGAGGGCCGGCTGAAGGTGCTGGACACAAACCCCGGCGGCGCCTGCCTCCGGACAACCGGCGAGTTCGAAGCCGCTCACCCCAAGGTGGTCTATTACCGTGATCGAGTTCTATCCGAACAAGCTGAGTGACACGGCGCCGCTCGGCACCTGGAAGACCGACCGCCGCATGTCGATCGAGGAGTGGCTGAAGTCCCTGGCTCCGTCGTATGAGCGCCGGGAAAGCCCGCCAATCAGCGTGGTGCTGAACGATGAGGTGATCGAGCAGCATCTGTGGCACAGGGTGAAATTCAAGCCTGCCGACCTTCTGCAGATCTACCGCGAGCCGAAGGGCACCGACCCGTTTTCCATCACCTTCGCGCTGTTCAAAGGCGCCAAGGCGGTGCTGAAGTCGATCATGCCCAAGATGCCCGGTATGCCATCCAGCGCAGGTACTCAGCAGGGTGACCCACTGACCGAAGCCAGCGCCAAGGGCAACAAGGTCAAGTTGGGTGACCCGGTTCGCCAGATCGCCGGCCATCAGCGGGTTTATCCGTCGTACCTTGCACAACCGCGGCGCTATTTCGTCAGCCCTCGAGATCAGCGGGTAGAGATGATTTTGCTCGTTGGTGAGGGTGAATACGATATGCCGGTACCGAAGAGGAAGGTTGGGGAGACGCCGCTTATATCGCTTGGCGCAGATGCGGTTGTGACCGCCTATGGTCCTGGTGCTGACCTATCAGGCGATCCGGCCCACATCAACTGGTTCAACGTGCCTGAAGTAGGGGCAAGCTCCAGCGGCTCGGCCGGCCTTGAACTGACCATGGCCACCGACCTCACCAGGTCGGCAGTGGCTTCGGCCTATCAGTTCGTTGACGATACGATCAGCGTGCCGTCCGGATCCGGCCAGTTCCCGGCCGACTGGTCGAACGGGATCATCATCCGCGTGCTTGCCCCGTACACCTACACGGTGATCGATGGGGGCGCCGGGCGCGACATCATCCGTGGTCCGCTGGAAATGCTGAACCCAACGGCGGGCATGCTCATCGAGGTGGCTGGGGCGAACGCTGGCCTGTATGTGGTGCACAGCTACACACCATACAGCCCAGCAGTGCCGGCCAACCCGGGAACCGCTTCTACGCTCACTGGCTCAGCAGCACCGAGCCGATATGACTTCGACGTCACGCCACTGAGCTTTAGCCTGGTCCTCGGCGCGTCCACGTATCCGCTCACGCTCAACACGGCAACGACCGACCTCACCAGTCTGGTGTCTGCTCTGAATACTCTGCTCAGCGGTACGCCATTCCAGGCACAGCAGAGCAGTGGTCTGTTGCGCTTCGTCGAACTTACCCCGTTTGCTGGCCAGGCCATCACGGCTACCGGTGCATCCACCATCCTGGGGTCTTCTCCCGTAGGGTCAACCGGCACAGCAACGACCAGCGCTATTCCCGAGCAGCCAGCGGAAATGACGCTGGACTACGACGGTGGATCGCCTGTGGTGGGCCTTGCACTGGGCCAAGGCCTGGCCACCATCGGGCCGCGCGGGCTGCGGTACCGGATCACGGCCTTCAGCACGAGCTTGATCGAGGTTGAGCGCCTGACCTCGTCCGGATCGACCGACGCCGGCTGGCCCGGCTTCAACGCCATGCAGACCGTGAACGGCCTCATCACGCTGGACGCTTCGAACCTGCAGGGCGGCTACCGTGGGCCATTCGCCTGTTGCCCGGACAACGAGAAGGTCATCGAGCTTGAGTGGTCGGTAACCTACGCCAACGGCCTGTGCGGCATCGGACGGGAAGGCCAGATTTACGAGATTCCTACCTACTATGTCTTCGAATACCGAGACATGGATGTGGCTGGAGCCTGGACCGTTCTCGAGCAGGTCAACTGGGGTGGCTCACTGGACGCACAGGGGTTCACTGGCCGCGTCGCACTTCCCTATGCGATGCGTGCAGAGGCCAGGGTGCGAAAGCTCTACAAGGACCGGCCCGGCCGTATCAACGATGAAGCGCGGGATGACGCCACCTGGACGGACCTGCGCGGGCGGATGCAGAACTCACCCACCAGCTACCCCGGCCTGACGGTGATGACCTGCAACATCCGAGGCGGTGACCGGCTTTCTGCGCAATCGGAGAGCCAGGTCAGCGTAGAGGCAACCCGCATACTTCCTCTGATGGAGGGTGGTACCGGGCCCAGCCGCGACATCGTGCCTTGGTGCATCTACCAGCTGAAGCAGCGCGGGTACACGGACGAAGACCTGGATCTGCCTGAGTGGCAGGCCTTCCACAACACCTGCGTGGCCCGCGGCGACACCTACGACGAGACGCTGGAGTCGACTATCACCGTCAAGGACATGATTAACAACGCACTGGCGTGCGGCTTTGGCGAGCTGGTGACCTTCCGGGGCCTGTTACGCCCGGTTCGAGACAGTGCCCGGGCCGCGTTCGACGTGACCTACGGCCCGAAAACGCAGACCTACTCGCCACAGAACATGACCAAGATGCTCAAGATCAGCGGCGCCATGCCGTCGATCAACGACTTCGACGGGGTGGATGTGGAGTTCTTCTCGCGCATCACCTGGGCGTGGGAAACGGTCGAGTGCCGCTGGCCAGGTGACCTTGGCACCAAGGTCGAGAAGATCAAGATGCCGGGCATCAGCGATAAGACCAGAGCATGGCGCATCGGCATGCGCCGGCGCGGCCACCAGAAGTTCAGGACCGACATCTACACCTGGGAAACCGAGATGGACGGCAGCAACAGCGGCTACCTGAGCTTCGCGGCCGTTGCTGATGACGCGCCCAAGCGGTGCCAGAGCGCAATCCTGCTGGCCTTCGAGGTAACCGGATCGGGAACGCTCCTGACCTCATCGGAGCCGCTGGACTTCAGCGCCGGCGGCGAGCACCGGATCGGTGTGCGCAAACTGGACGGCACCTTATCCGGGCCCTGGACTGCCACGCAGGTGGATCAGTACACGGTGCGGGTCGACGCGCTCGACTTCACGCCGGAGGTTGATGGCCCGCTGGAGCCACCGCACATCCTGTTTGGGCCGGCCTCGCGCTGGGCCTACCCGGTGCTGGTCACCAGTTCCGACCCAGCCAACGGCAACACGGCGATGAAGGGCATGCCCTACGACGCCCGTGTTTACACCTACGACGACCAGTTCCCGCCGGCATGACGCCGCAGCAGTTACCAAGCCCGCCCTGTGCGGGCTTTTTATTGAGGAAGATTTGATGAGCGGCCAAGAGACTCTTCAAGAGCTGGACCGGATTGTCGGGACGACGAACGAGCTACTGCTGTCGCCCGAAGTGAAGATGATGGACGTTGGTGGCGGCGTGATGCGACCAACGAATGCGATGGTGATGACGAACCTGGCAACCCTGCTGGGCGGCGCGATGCCATATGCATCGGTCGCGCTCGGTATTGCGGGAACAACTGACGGGACCAACTTCAGCGTAGTTTCCAGCGCGCAGGATGAGTACGTCCAGGTGTACAGAAACGTCGCAGGGGAAGCTGTTCTGGTCGACACATACCCGAACTCAGAAGCAATAAGGGCCGTCACCGCACTGATTTCCTCTGTGCCTGTTTCGGCCCCTGAAACCGTGATTGAGGTTACTTCCGACAAGGAAGGAAACGTCGGCTCAATGCTGACCACAAAGCGCCTTCGGACAGTGCCATTCGATATTTACAATGATGGTCCGGGCAGATTTTGGGTAGGCGACGGCGAAGGGAATGCGTCGATTTACATCGACGACAATATGGTGGTCTTGGGGCAGTTCGTATTTTTCAATGGGCAAGACTCGGTAGCTGACCCATTTGCACTGCCGCCGCTGTTCGCGCCACTTGTTGTCACTGCCGAGGGTTATGGGCAAAGCCTCTACCTCAAAAACATGCTCTACAAAAGAGAGTTGGAGCCTCAAGTCGTAGCATCCATCGCCAGCAAGGACACGGCTGCTATGGATACAGGCCCGGTGCTGACCATGAATCCAGGTGAATACGGGGACTCTGCCGTTCTCAATCTGAGGGATGTGTCCGCCCCTGACGCGAGGCGGCTGATGTCGGTGAGCGTGAAGAACGTTCCAGCTCAATCAGTCCCCAGCAGCCCCAAAATCCTGATCATCGGCGACAGCATCAGCAATCGTCAGGGCGGTCTGTTCATCAAGCAAATCTTGGAGGATCTCGGCTTCACCCCAGTGTTCATCGGCACCATCAACGGCTCAGCGGTGCCGGACAACTCCAACAACGCTGCCGGGGTTCCTGGTGAGGCGCGCGAGGGTTGGGAGTCCGGAGATTTCACTTACGCCGTTACCGACCGTGCGCTAGTCGTCGCTGCAGGCGATGAGTCAACCTATGAGGGGATGACAAAAACCGACAAGTGGCCTCGCAACCCATTTTTGCGAGCGGCTACTGGCGCCGACCCGGCGTCGATCATTCGCAACGGCTATGTGTTTGACCCTGCCTTCTACCAGTCTCGATTCGGACTTCAAACCCCCGACATCGTGCTCAATTTGCTTGGCACCAACGACGCCAGGGATCGAACTGACGCGACTGTCTATGACGAGGTGCTGAGTAACGACACCCTGATGCACAACCAGATCCGTGCCGCCTGGCCCAATGCCAAGATCATCCGGTCGATCCCAGGCACGGCTTACAACACCGAGCGCAACGGCGTATGGACCAATCGCTATGTTCCGATCATCCGGGCCATGCAGCAGGCGGCCGTGAACCGCGCTGACGCCAAATTCATTCTCGCGCCGATCTGGGCCCTGACCAATCCGGAGGCGGGTTATGTCTACGCGCCAGGCTCTATCGGGCTCGACGGATTCTCCGTCGCGGACTGGTCCGACTCAATCCATCCGGCCCAGGCAGCCCGCCTGGCGCTGTTCGAAGCAATCGCCCCGTATGTGGCAGCCGCAGCTACGAACATAATTTAAAAGGAATAACTCATGACCCTGGCGCTCCGCTCAAACGACATCGTCCTGCCTTGGAACAGCATCGTGGTCCCTCCGGCTCCGCGCGGGATTGAGGGGTGGTTCACATTCGATACAGACGTATCTCGCTTCAATCGAAACCATGTCGCGGGAAAGGCTGCAGCAGCAATCATCGGAACCCCAGAAGCTTTCCCTGGCTACGGACGATTCAAAGGTCTCAGCAACTACATACAGACCGATATCGAGGAAACAGACGAGCAAACCCTGATCGTAGTTGGTCGGGCAGTCTCCCCAATTCCTTCTGGCGCATCCGCAGGCGGCGATGCGAACACGCCGTTCTATGTGGGCAACTATCAAGGCCAGTCGGTTACTCCAGGGGTATCGGGAGGCTCGTTCGGCACATCCATGTACCATGTCTCGCCTGACGGGCTGACCGGCATTGCCAGTCGAAACAACGGGTCGAACGTAGCTACATCAGCTGCCGTATCGCTGACTGGCGAAGTGCCTACAGACTGGTCTATCCGCGTCCTGAGAACCAAGTCGGGCGTGCCGACTGAGCTTCGCAACGTGACTAAAGGCATCGTGAAGCTTGGTACAAGCAGCAACGCAAGGGTTCTCACAGGGACAAAATTCCGGATTGGTAGTGGCACTACTGGATTTGCCGGCCTTGTCGATATCAGCTTCGTTGGTATTTTCTCTGCCTACCATACGGATGCCGAACTGGCCAGCAACTTAGTGCCAGTCAGAAATCGGATGACCCGGCTCGGGATCATGGTCTAGGTCTAAGTAAAAATTCACATGCCGCCTTGAGCGGTTTTTTTGCGCCTGAAATTCATGTGGCCCGCCATGCGCGGGCTTTCTTTCGTCTGGAGAAACCATGGCCATACCTCGCGGCGTCCGGAACAAGAACCCCGGCAACATCGATTACAACCCGCGCAACGCCTGGCAGGGGCAGCTCGGCCTAGAGGTGGGTGTAGCAAACCCGCGCTTTGCCCGCTTCGACCACCCCGAGAACGGCATTCGTGCCCTCGGCAAGCTGCTGATCAACTACCGCGGTAAAGACGGCATGCCGGGGGTAGGCGGGAAGGGCATCGATACCGTGCTCGAAACCATCAACCGTTGGGCGCCGAGCAATGAGAACGACACCCAGGCCTACGCCGGCGCCGTGGCCAAGCGCCTGGGCGTGCGTACCACTGACCCGATCAACATCAAAGACCCGGCCACGCTGCGCGTGATGGTGGTGAGCATCATCATTCACGAGAACGGCGGCAATCTGTATCCCGACGCCATCATCGATGAAGGGGTGCGGAGGGCGCTGGCATGAACTGGATGGCCGCTGTACCGGTCTGGTGTTGGTGGCTGATCGCCCTGGTGCTGGTCGCTGGCGGCCAGCAGTATCGGGTTGTGCTTGCCAATGGAGAAGCCACAGGGGCACGCAAGGAACTGTCCGACTACCGCCTGGAGGTTTCAGAGCGCGACCGGCGCGCGACCGCCCAGGCGAGAACCGAAGAACAACGCCGCCAAGCTTTGGCTGACGAGGAGGGCGAGAATGCACGACAGAAGCTGGAACTGGCCCAAGGCCGCGCCGCTGCTGCTGAGTCTGCTGCTGGTGGGCTGCGCGGGGAGATCGCCAGACTGCGCGCGGGCCACCGAGCCACCTGCGATACCATCGCTGCCCAGCAGCGCCAGGCAGGAATCTCTGCCGTCGTGGTGCTCGGGGGATTGCTTGAAGAGTCTGACCGAATGGCGGGAGACCTCGCGACAGCGCTTGAGCGAAGCCGAATAGCCGGTCTGGCTTGTGAAGCAGTGGTCGATGGAATCCGCCGTGGCGGTGAGTAG